ACGGTCAATCTTGTCGCAGAAGATCTTATCGGTGCGACGGTAATACTCATAAGTCTTCATAGACTTACCGGCTGAAGAACAAGCCGCGTCTATGGTCATACCTTCTGCTACACAGCCAAGGATGATTCGCTTGGCAATATCGGCACTGTTATCTGCCACGTAGTGCCTCCCAGCCAAGCGCCGTGAATGGCGCGAAATGTCATTTCTTTACTAGGCAAGGTATTGCCTGAGCCGGAATCTGCGATTCCGCTTTACTAGGCAGGAAGTGATTACTAGGCGCCTGCGATTTTTAATAGAACTATCCCCACTAAAAACCACCGGACAGTTCGGGCTTAGCGCCCGAAGGAGCTACAGCGAACTGAGGGGTAAGTCAGTGCTCGGCCTAGGGGCCTCGCTAGAGGCCAACCTTTCGTCGTAAAGTCAACCATCCCCACTTTACTCCTCTACTATACTTAAGGCAGAAAAAATAACGCGTTTACCGCTTTTAGTACTGTGTTTCGTGTCACACTATTTATTATGTACATAACCGCAGGTCAGGGGTTTACAGCTGGTTTCACTTTAGGAAATATATTTGTGTGGGGAGTATACAGACACCGCCGCGCAGATTCAACAAGGGGGGGTTGGCTCGCCCTGTCTGCCCTGCCTTTTCTGCCCTGTCTGCCTAGACATTACGGGGCGATCTGTCTAGGGTATTGTAAAGTAAGCGGGGGCTGCCTACCGCTACGGCTACCTATTCCCCTAAGCTCTAGTAATTAAGTAACCGATAAGTAGCAGACTCTTAGCCCTAACCGCTAACCGATACAGCTAAGCGATAGCCCTAACCCTTAGCCCGTGACCCGATACCTTGCCCGCTAACCCGTGACCTATTGCCTAACCCTCTCGCCCTATCGGTTAGAGCTGCGCCTTATCGGGGCAGACTTAGCCCCGCGACACGGTTAAAAAATAGTTATGAAATGGAATTGACTTTATACGGTATAGACCCCCATAATTATCCTATGAGCGATCAACTACCTAACCCGCTCATAGTGAGAGAGAGTAGTAAAGTGAAAGATAAGCCACTGTTTACGCAAGAATTACTTAAGAAAATACAGGCAGAACAGGCAAGTGAATGGGCTAAGTTTTGGGAAGTAAACGCAACCAAGGAGAATAACTAATGAGTATCGCAACAGATGATCAACTAGACCGTGAATATGCCGTATCTAAACTATTAGAGTATTACTTACGCGAAGGCTCTACCGTTTACACGGTATTAAGATCCGTAAGCGCTAGCGGTATGACCCGCAACATTTCCCTAATGGTAGCCAATGAAGGGGAGATCAATGACATTACTTACTACGCGGCTCAGGCTCTAGGCGATAGCCTTAATGAGTCTAAAGGTCACCGCGCTATCCGCGTAAACGGTACTGGTATGGATATGGGCTTTCACCTTGTCTATAACCTTTCAAGCGTACTATTTCACGGGCAAGAGCGCGCTGGCTATCTATTAAAGCAGGCGTGGCTCTAATGCGTAAAGTCATTAAGGGCGCGCTTATCGCGCTATTGGTTACCGCTCTAGTGCTAGCGATTACGGGGCTAGTCTGGTGGATCCCCGCCACCCCTGAGAGAGGGGGGCATTATTGCATTGGGTCTATCGTAACCTGCTTTAACGGTTGATCGCGTACCGTCGCGCATAGGCTTAGGTCTATGCGTGGCGGTCTGCTATCAGGCAGACCCTAGCCCGCGAGCGCGGGAGAGGGAGAGAGAGAGGGTAAGTAATGAGAGAGCTAGAGCAATTCTTAGATGTAGAGAGCGAATGGGTGCTAGAGCGTATGTCCGACTTAGGCATATCTAGTGGCGAGAGCTATATCTATTATCAGGGCAGATTAGATCAAATAGCGCAGGTAAGGCGCTTATTAAATCAACCGCAAATTATTAGAGAGAGAGTATAAGTAATGGATACGATACAAGCAGATAAGAGCACTACCGTAGGCTTGAACTATTTAGAGGTAGAGGGCGCGGTATTGCTAGAGCTATTAGAGGGCGTTAGCACTCACGCGTCTAAGGATAAGGGGCTAACGGTATTAAACGCGTTACAGGTAGAGGGAGGGGGCGGGCTATTGACCGCCCGCGCTACCGATAGATACCGCTTACTAGAGGGCGGTATTAAAGCGTTAGAGGGGCAGCTTGACCCCGCTATCATCTCACTAGAGGATATTAAGCGGATAATTACACTAGCTAAAGATCATAAGCGTAACCTAATTGGGCTAAGCCGTGTAAGTAATACCCTAACCGTTAGCTCACTAGGCGATAGTATTACCTTTACCTTAGTAGAGGGCACTTATCCGCCTACGGATTACCTATTAGAGCAGCCCTTTAACCCTAGCGGTAGCGATCTAGGCGTAACCGATACCGTAGCTTTCAATCCCGCATTTTTTGCCGATTACGCTAAAATAGCGGGCAAGGGCGCACCCGTTACCATTACCTTTACGGGTAAGGGTAAGATTATGCTTATTGGAATTAAGAGCGACACGGTAGCGTGGCGCGGGGCGCTTATGCCTATGCGTGTTATCTAATACGGTATAGTACCTAATCGGTAGGCTATCTATTCTCCCTTGCTTAGGTAGAGCAGGGGAGAGTGGAGGGCAGATCGCCCTAAATTAGAGAGAGCGAGAGAGCAATGACAGTAGAGAAACTAGCGCCTAGTGGCGCGTGGCTTATCTATGGAGTAGTAGAGGGCGAGGGAGATCACTATTTTCTAAAGCGTAGCTATTGGGGTTATACCAAACGCGAGGCAATTAGATTATGGCGTAAAGAGATGAGAGAGAGCGCATAATGAGTTACACGAAAGAGGATCTAAAGTCTATGGCTAGTGATCTATGCGGAATAGATAGCGATAGCGAAGGCGTAGCTGCGATTGAAAGAGTTATGGATTTTCTAACCGAACTAGCAGATCAAATGGAACCAAATGAGAGAGAGGGCGAATAAATGAAAGAATATGGTTATTTTGTAGAGGATTCAATGCTTATATGTCCAAACTGCGCTGATAATCCCTTGTATCAAGGGCTATTAACTACCGCTGAAGGCGAGGGATACCCTGAAGGATATACCTGCGCTGATTGTAATGCCACAATAGGGAAAGAGAGCGAGATCCATAAATGCGCTGAGTGTGGCAATATGACTGAGGATATGGGATACAAGGTACAAGATAGCTTTCACGGCTTACAGTACTTATGCTCACAAGATTGCGTAGACACTTACGAAGGTTGGTGGTGCGATACCTGCGATCTGCTACACGATCACGATACCACTATGGAGAGCGATAATAGCTGCCAGAAAGAGAGCAAATAATGAGTACCTTATATGTATGCAAGAGTTGCTTAAATGAGCAAGAATTATACAATGCGGTAATGGCTACGCCTGCTAATGAGTATAAGAGCGTGAGTACCTGCCCCGACTGTATGAGCAAGGCTGAGAAATTAGAGAATTATGCGATAAGCGAGGTAGAGGTACTTACCCTATTAGATAGTCAAGAGTCATACTCTAATCAGGTTGAGATATCAGGCGGTTACGCTGCTACTACTTTAGAGCTAATCGCGGGTATTCTGGCGTTAGACCCTGAAAATGATGAGGAATATAACGATTACGCCTTAGTAGATCTAATCGAATTGGCGATTAGTTATCACCGCAACCATAAGGATAAGGATTAAAAATGAGATTCTTAATACAGTTCAAGGATAATAAATCTGAGGAAATCCGCACCTTTGGCGTGTTACCAGAGGGGGAGAACGGGATAGATCAACCCAATGATGATGAAATCTTTTACTGGCTTACGCAAGAGGAAGCTCTTGCTATCGGGGCGGATTATGACGGGGGCGATTGGGTAGTAATCCGTTGCGCTTGTGATGAGTGTGAAGAAGATGAAAGAGAGGGAGAGTAATGAGCGAGCCAACTAAAGAATACCTATTGGCTAAAGCCAATATGTGCCGTAACCTAGCACTCACCCAGATCAATGCGGGAGAGGGCGAGAAGGCAGCTAAAAACCTAATGCGTATGGTCAAGGCGTTAGGCGAAGTCGGAATAATAATCGAGAGAGAGGGCAAGGATAATGAGTAAAGAAGTTAAGTTGGTGTTTACTGCTTTCATCAAGGTCACTGGAGATGATCCTATTGCGGAAGCTATGAGTAAGGCGCAAGATGATTATGGAAATGAAGTGGCAGACTACGGAAGTTTTACCTTAGTAGAGGGAGAGAGCAATGAGTAAGTGGACAGTATGGGTTGACGGAAGCGAAGTTAATGATTATCACTTAAGCGAAGCAGAAGCGGAAGAACTGGCACAAGATTGGAAAGCTAAAGGCTATGATGAAGTAATAATTGAGGAGATCAAATGAGCTTTCACCCAACCAACACAGGTCTAATCAACCTATATGAAGTCGTAGATAGCACCGGCACGCCCCTATGGGGCGGGGAGTCGGGCTATGAGGCGATCATACAATTCCGCAATAGCCCAGTAAATTGTCGGTTAATAGTCTCCGCGTGGGATAGTGACACAGATGACGCTCACCTGGTAGGGCAACCCATAGATATAACAAGTGCGGTAGTATCTGCTATCGCTTTTAATAGATAGTAGAGGGAGATAATGAGTTACTTAATAGGGATCATAGCTGTATTAGTGATAGCCTACCTACTTATTGTGGGAGAGGATAAGCTAAATGGGCGTTGAGCAACGCATTGAAAGTGCAGTTAGACAAGCAGTTAATTATCGTAACTATCGTAGAGCGAGAGAGAGGGCGCTGGCGAAGCTCTCTCACCTATACCCCGACACATACAAGCAACTGCTTGGGATTGAGAAGGCAATAGATGAGCACGAGGGCAAGAGTTGGATTGATATTGCTGGCAATACTCGTTTGGACATTAGTGCCAGAACACCGAGTCGGGATATTGCCAGCACCAGAGAAACCAGTAACCAAGCACGCAACGATGGAGGAGAAGCGTGAAAACATACACATATCCAAGCGTTACGCTTACCTCATACACGGGTGGGGGAGAGAGCAGCAAGCCTGCCTCGTCACCCTTTGGACCCGTGAGAGCAGGTTTGACCACAAGGCGGACAATCCCAGATCTAGTGCTTACGGAATTGCTCAGTTACTTGGAGAAACAAAGTCAGATCCTGGAGAACAGATTATCAGCGGTCTCAAATATATTGAACACAGACATCAAAATCCGTGTAACGCGCTTAGTTTCCACAACCGCGAAAACTGGTACTAGATAATGAGTGATGACTTCCACGTGTGGCGCAAAGAGGGCGAGGATAAGGGTTGGATCTCGCCAGCTTACTGCGTTACTCACGATGGCGGTTATGAATACTTTAGTGAGGAAGAACGCGAGCAGTTAGATGAGGGTGGAGATCCGTGTCAGTTTGTATTCTCTATACTTAACCAGTAAGATAAAGCATTGAACGCTCTCTCGTTCATACCGACAAGGCCCTACCTATGACGCAAGGTGGGGCTTTGTCATTTCTTGTAGTCGGTAGAATAAAAGCCAGCACCATTGAAGGTGACAGGGGGCGATGACCAGACACGGCTCATAGTTGTATGGCAATCAAAGCACATAGGATCACTAGCTTCGGCGTGAATAGAACGCTCAATAGTTAGTTGGCTATTACACTTCTCGCACTTGTAATCGTAGTTCACAGCTGCACCGCCTCATCTATTGGTAAGTAACCTACTAACTTGTCAATCTTTTTATTGCGAGCAAACTCAGTAGTCGCTGGCATACGGTGAGTAAACCACTCAGGTTCAGCTACATCCATTAGATCAAAAGAAAAGACACCCTTGGGTGTCGAGTTAATATAGAACGGGATTAGATCTCGTTCAGCAGCTTGAGTTATTAACTTCCGGTACTTCATCTCCTCAATAAGCAACGTATCGTAGTGAGTGTGCCGACACTTGAGTTCTATGTAGTGACCGGCTAACGCCGAGATACAATCGAAGGCATCATAGATACCAATAGACTTCTCTAAGTCTGGGTATAAGTTGGCTTTAAGGTAATCAAATAACTCTATCTCTTTCATTGAAAAGGACTCACCCCACCTAAGAGATCCTGTAGTCGGCGCATAGCGCCATCAATCCTACGATCAGCAGTAGATACTGAGCACTCATAGTGGTTAGCTATCTGCTGCAAGGTAAAGCTATCTAGGTATCTGATACGCAATAAGATCTGATCCTCAACCTCAAGTTTATTGTAGCCAACCTTAATATCTATTAGGTTAGCAAGTAGATTGCCACCTTCAGATGGACTAGATGAGCCACGTGGCAAACCATCTTGAATCATATCTTGTATCTGTTCTAGTACTGTGTTATCAACGACGGATGCGATAACGAATGGAAGCAACTGACCTAGCGTATAGCCTTGGTAGTAAGCCTCATCAGTTATCTGGTAGCCAGACTTGGAAGCCTTCTCACGTCTGGAGTAGCGTTCAGCTGCTCGCCTCATCTGCCACGCTATGCGTGACTCAGCGTGCTTACGCTTATCGGCATCGGTTGCCTCTAATAACTGCTCAGTGATCCACTTATGGCGCGACAGCGCCCACGACAGACACTCTTGGAGTATATCCTCACGTTCGACATAAGCCTTATACCTGCCGTGAATAGCACGAGTAACGCCAGGTGCTATGTCATAGATAACTGGATCAATACCGGTCACTCAGGCCACTTACCATCCAGTACTAGTAGAGCAATAGCACTGTAGTTTAATAGATCAAGGAAGCTATCGCGTAGCGATTCGTTCTCAGGTGTAGCACCGCTATCAATCAAGTGATTGATGCGTGCTGTCTTATCCCACATACGCACACGCAAACCATTCAGTGGCCCACCTGGTGCGCCAGCGATATTGCTTGGGCCATAATCCCTATGCTTCTTTAGTAACAAGTTACCGGCACCATCTAGCACATCCCACATCGCTGCTATAAACGCGTCGGTATTGGCCTTATCAATATAGTCTCGTTCACTCTGTCCGAGTGTAGGATCTGAAAGCCCATAGTAAGCATAGTCTGTAGCAATCTTTCCCAATCTTGATCCGTCATTCACTATACTCTCCTATCAGTAGTTTGCGAGTAGCACTAGCGCCGTGTGCTAAATAGTAATCGTTAATGTCCATATTAGGTGGAAGTGTAACGATTGTAGAGTTCATTACCTCATTAGCCACGCGCTTACTAAACTCAGCTCCAGGGTTGGAACCATCTTCTTTAACATCATTATCACCAACAACATACACAGTTTCATAGCCACCGAATAGCTTTGGAAAGTGTGGCTTCCAAGCAGCAACGCCTGGCACACCAACTGCTGGTATATCTAACTCACCTGATACTATGATGGTATCAAGTTCACCTTCACATACAACTATATAAGGCTTCATAACGGTCACATCAGCTACGTTATAGAGATGAGCCTTCTGTCCGGTAGGACTACCATACTTAGGTTTGCCTTCATCTAATCTGCGGAACTTAAACCCAACACAAGAACCACTAGCAGTAATATAAGGAATGGAAATCCAACCCTCATACATCTCGTGACCATTGATCGGATCAGTGATAGTGCCAAGTTGGAACTTGGCTGCTGTAACTTCACAGATCCCACGTGCGTCTAGTACGGCCAGCGCCTCTGGACTTATTGCTTGAGCGTATCGCTGCGCCGCTTCCAGCAGCAATTTCGATTGCGCGTTTGAGGCCATCGTTAAACTCCAAGTTCTCTAGGATACAGACTAAGTTAACTGCGTTGCCACCTTTACCGCAGGTGTGACAAAAATATAAATTGTCATAGGTATTCATCACAGCTGATCTTCGACTGTCATTATGTAAGCAGCACCTAACAGATGCTGACTTACCTTCTCTTACTTCACCACCAAAGCTGGCAACGATTGCCCCTATGGGGATTGTATTTGCATCAACGGAACCTTTGTACCTGCTCGCTTTACGTACCCTGGACCAGTCCGGTGTTGGCATACGCACCCCTTCATATCGCACTTATCGTGCTTATGTGCGGCACGTTTCAAGTGACCTAGTTTATTCTCAGCACCAGCTTGAAGGCAGTTTTGGCAGATCATTATGGTCTACCCTGCTTAATAACATCTATTGACACGCCTTGTAGCGCTCTTTGAGCATCAATTAAACCCCAGTTGTAAGCATTATATTCTGGGTTTGGATTCTCAAAATCTTCTGATTCACGAAAAAGTTCAGTAATAATTTCAGAAAGTTTCTGTTCAGTTATTTTTATCATACTTGATCCAAGTCAAAGTCATCGTATTCTGCTACTGCTTCTTCTGTATCAGCCTCAGCAATTGCTTCATCTAATACTTGTACAGGATCTTGTACAACTTCTGGTACTAGGATCTCTGATGTTGTTATTTCTCCTTCTGGTACTGGTGTCATTTCTTCTCCCTAGATAGTATTATTTTGTCTATTACAATTTCGCTTTCAGATTTTGTTGAAGAACTATTGCCTGGTAAAGATAAATACGCAAGGTGGTATTCACCTGTTTCAATATGTTTCTTTATCAAACTAACAAGACCTTTCTCATTAGTACCAGTAATTCTCATACCGCAATGACAAGTCATTCCATACTCAGGTGGTCTATCAATCACTTCTTCTCCTCCAACCACTGCTTTAGATCTTGGATTACCCAAGCGTTTTCTATGCCTGAGTTGCGGCGCTTAACTATCACATAGTGCAGCGGTACTTCCCCTTTACCGCGAGCCTTAGCGTAATTAAGCGCCTCAACTTCAGCTTCCCGCCAGAACTCAGGCAGTGCTAGCGCTGCCCTATTCTTTAGTTCAAGGATGAATGTTTCTCCCGCTATTACAGCAACAATATCACCCTCATCTTTTGCCCCAGCTTTTGTCAGACGTTCAGCACTTACGCCTTTATCGCGTAGCCACTTCATAACATCTGTCTCGAACTTGGAACCCTTGCGACCATTAGGATTAGCCATCTATCGTACTCTGCCTATTCCTATATTCTTCAAAGCCTTTACGTTATCTTTTCCAAAAGCAAATAAACCAGTAGGCATAAAGATACCGTTCATAACTTGGTGCTTATAGATAAACTTCAAGTCATAAGGCAACATAGCTATACCATCTACCTCATCCCATATTTCCTTAAACCATTTTGCTTTAGAAGTAGGCAGTAGTGCTATGCCTTGTCTATGATCCATAAACTTGTGAACCCAAACTTTAGATTGAGAAAAGGGTGGATTCATCCACACGTTTCCTTTCCAAGTTTGATTAAGTCCATCATCATCTTTAGTAAAGTATTTCTTTGAAGGTATCCATTCAACTCCGTTTACCGGAGCAGCTACATCTATATCAAATACCAAATTCATCTTTTCAAATATCCAAGCGGGAGTATAGAACTCATCGTTTGGTTTGTAATCATCACCTCGATTACCTTGGTATCTAATATAGGTAGCCATTACTCATCTACCAGTACAGCTTTATTGATCTTGTAGATAATGTTTCCTTCTTCATCTTTAACTAACTCGACAATGCCAGACTGTAATAAAGCACCAACGAAGTTAGTCAGGTCTACTTTAAGCGCATCAACTTCTTCACGCAATACATTCCCAGCATCACGCAGCGCATCAATCCTCAAGTTATCTCGGTACTTATTTACTAACGGTTCAGACATTGTATCCTCCTTGGTATCCAGCCATTGTGTCTCGTCTAAGCATCCTGCCAAATTGGTCTTCATCACTAATCTGACACGCTGCATAGTTTACTAGAAGCTGTGCGTAATTAGAAGCATCAGCTGTGTGTGGCCCAAAGCGATTCTTCACGGCAGCCACCTTCAGTGTTCCCTGGCTTGGGTCATAACCCAAGGTCAAGATCAACGCCGGTAATTGGCTCACCTTGCCGTGAATAGCCCGACGATGTGGCGGATTGATTGGGCTTCCATACTCGCTCTGTTCCGATACGTGGTGCAGTACCAGTACGCACGCTTCTGTCTTGCGTGCCATATCGTGTAACTCCATCATAATCGCACGTAGTCCTGCCCATTCATTGTCGGTCTCTGCTGTTACGTTCATTAGGTTATCTATTACGATCAACTCCGGCGCCTGACCATATAGTTCAACGTATGCCCGTATCTCTAACTCAAGATCATCAATAGATGGTGATGAATCAAAGACCCACTTGATGTGGCCTAACTTCTCAAAGCGAGAATCGTAGTAGTGACTATCGTTTGCTAAGTTATTTTCTACAGAGATCTGTGAGTGACCGCTGACGTGGGCTGCTGCCCTCATCATCACGGTTGTTGTGTCGGTATCTGCTGAAAAGAACAGCGTAGGCACGTTTGCTTTGATTGCGTAAACCAATGCGAACATTGACTTACCAGCATTAGGTGCTGCTGCAACCATACAAACCTGCCCACGCCGAAACTTAATCTCCTTGGCAGCTAAGCCAGCCCATACATCAGGTAGCGGTGTTGCTCTAGTGAGCACGCCACCCCAAGCACGGGAAAGATCAAGCAATGTTTTTGCCTTCCATTTCTTTTACACGAGCAATCAAGTTTCTATCTTTATTAGTTAGCCCACCCCAAATACCGTGAACTTCATTAGCAATGCCCCATTCGGCGCACTCGCTTTTATGTGGACACTTCTTGCAAACAGACTTTGCGAACGCCATATCCGCAAAACTTCCTACTTCCTTTATATCTGGAAACCAGAAGTCACCGCCTATTTGAGCACAACTGGGAGCTTCATAATCTTTTGGCTCCCGCATTTGCTATCTAACCCAAATAGTGTCGCACTTATCTGGAGCACCCTTTGGCGTTGAACACATCCAACCCGACCAAGGCCCCTTAGCTGATACGCCTGACTTAAATGACATAGGTCCGTGCTTACAAGAATTACCGGCACCTGCTGGTGCTGAGGTGATTGCTGGTGCTGCTACTGGAGCAGTGTTGAACTGTGCTGCAATAGCAGATACAGCAGGAGATACAGCAGCTGGTGCTACTGATCCTTGTGATAGTTCTCTGCCAGTAGTAATAATGTTCAGTGCGTTCATTGCGATATCCGCAAGTCCTGCTTCTAGTTCACGCACATCTGCTGCGTAAAGATTGATAAGTGTTCCATCAGCCAACTTGTAGTTGACCTG